TTTACACCCCCAATTTGTGTATTTGTATACGCTAAAGCACCCGTTGTTGTACTGAATAACTGTTGTGTCAGTGTTGTGCTTAATGTCGACAAATCGGATTGATATGCTACTACCGAGGATAAAGTCGAGAGTTGGTTTCCAATTGTGGATAGTGTGCTATTCCATAGGCGATTGTCAGCAGCTAAATAATTTACAGTCAAGGTTGAATATGTACTTGTGTTTTGAATATTTATGACTGTGCTTAACGATGATAAGCCAGCATTTACAGAGCTTTGTATGGCCGATAGTTCATTGTAAAAGGTTGATATACTGCTGATTCCATTAATTTGACTATATAGTGTGCTATATACATTGCTCAAACTTATATCCATGCTTGTACTCAAGGATGTAATACGCAATCCGTTTATTATATCGGCATTGCTAAATCCAACAGCAGTACTATTGTAAATTCTAAATACATTTCCAGTAACAGTTGATTGATATTGTAAACTGCTTGTAAAGATTGTACTTAAGGTTGACAGATCACTCGGGGAAATAGTATTACTCCAATACGTTTGGCCACTGCCGTTTGCATATAATGTATACTGTGATGAAATCGCAGCATTGGCTGGCGTACGAAAGTTCAGCCCTCGTAAAAGAAGGCTGTCAAGTGTCTGCGTCGTGGTGTACGCCATTCTAGTCACTGTGCCGAAAACGTTCTTATTTTTTAACCACAATTCTTTGCGTCAATTACCCCCCGTTTAAAACACCAGATTATCTGTAGAGTAGTAGTATGTCCAATTCAGGCGGCTTACTTCAGTTAGTTGCGACTGGACGGCAAGATATCTATCTTTCCGGAAATCCACAGACGACGTTTTTTAAACAGGTTTACCGCCGCCATACGAATTTCAGCATGGAGACCCGACGTATTCCTATGGAGACTCAGCCTGATTTTAACAAGTTAATTACAATTACTGTCCCGCGCGACGGTGATTTGCTGTCACAGCTTGTGCTAGAAATTACGCTTCCGCAGATTACAGCGGCCGGGCCCGTTCCGCCAACGCAGAATATTCCATGTGGTGTTCAGACAGTTCCTAATACAGATTATACGACTATTCAAGACAATGTGAACTACGTAAATGGAGTAGCCTATGCCATGATTGATTATGTTAGTCTTTGGATTGGCCAACAGGAGATTGATAGACAATATGGTGAATTCTTATATATTTGGGCACAGTTAACTACGCCGGGATCTAAGAAGGATGGTCTAAATGCTATGACAGCGACAACAGAAGTCTATGACTCAACGGGAGCAAGTCTTGGAGGCCCGCATCATTTGTATCTTCCCCTTTCGTTCTGGTTTTGTCGTAATCCAGGACTAGCCCTTCCCCTATTAGCATTACAGGCAACACCTGTGAAGATTTACATTAAGATGAAAAACGGCTATGACATGGTATGGCGTACATCTTACGAGCAGGCAATTCTAAATGGCACAAGTTGCCCTCCACTTATTGACTTGCCACCTATTATTACAGAAATGACATTATGGGGTGACTACATATATCTAGATACAGACGAGCGTCGTCGCTTTGTGAGTTCTAAGCATGAATATCTTATTGAGCAAACACAGCAGCAAAAACGGTACAGTATTCCCAAGAATTCCAAAACTGCAACAGTGCCTCTTATCTTCAATCATCCCATGAAGGAAATGATATGGGTAGTGAATCAAGACCGTATGTTAGAGGCTCACGAATGGTTTAACTATGGCAGTCGGTTGTTATTGGAGTATGGTATTCCAAATCAGGATTTGATTTCAGATGCTCTATTACAATTTGATGGATTTGACCGTTTCGAGAGACAAAAAGCACCATATTTTCGTTTAGTCCAGCCTTACCAGCGGCATACGGCTATTCCCAATGATTTTATATACGTATATTCATTCAGCCTTGCCCCGGAGGCATCGCAACCACAAGGAACGTGTAATGCCAGTCGAATTGACCATATTGTATTACAGTTAACAATGAATCCTATTGTACAATCCTATCCTGCGGGCGTAACAGTGTATGCGACGAATTACAACGTCTTACGCATTGTGGCAGGTCTAGGTGGCGTTCTGTTCACCGTGTAAATTAAATACGACACGGTAGAGGATGTCGCATCATATCAGCGATGTAATATTTTGGGGCGATAAACCCGACCGAAACTATTACGTATTTGTAGTATTGTCTATACTCTTTGGTTTTGTTGGTGCCGACCATTTTTATTTACGTAGTTACGCAACAGGCACTCAGAAGTTTATTATGAACGCATTTACCTTAGGATTGTGGCATTGGTGGGACATTGCCCAGATTGTTGGCGATGGTCAAAAAGTACGCACGGAAGGTCTTACGGGTCCATTTGATTGGTTACGAGGTATTGGTCGTGGTGTGTTTACAAACTTACCAGCAGAAGGTGGCCCTACAACGGAGTATGCCGCACCAAAGTCCTATTTGATATATACATTCCTTGCTGTCTTTTTTGGCTGGCTCGGGTTGGATAAGTTCTATATGGGTACATGGGGTCAGGGTTTACTGAAAGTTATTAGCTGTTTCAATATCTTCCTATTACTGTTTGGATGGTTATGGGTCTTATGGGATGCTGTCCATGCATTCTTTTTGACAGATTCTATTTTAAAGGACGGCATTTCACCACCAGTACCATACAGCATGTTATTTACAGAGGCTATAAGTGCAGACGTGTTTAAGGTGCGTAAGGTGGAACATACAAACGCACCACCGGTTACGTTTATTGATTGGACGCAATCAAATATGTTACACCCGCATGAAATTGTTGCGAATGTTATGACACAAGCAAAGAATGCTAACGCAAAAATTATGGAGCACGCAACAAATGCAACCCGTATAGCATCAACAGCCGCAAACGCAGCAGTTGTAGCAGCAGTGAATGCAGCCAACGCCCCATCATCGAACGCCCCAGTATCCAATGCCCCAGTGTCCAACGCTCCTGCACCGAACGTCCCAGTATCCAACGCCCCTGCCTCGAACACCCCAGTATCCAATGCTCCTGCGTCGAACGCCCCAGTATCCAATGCCCCATTATCCAACGTTCCAGCATCCAACGCCCCAGTATCCAATGCCCCAGTATCCAACGTTCCAGCATCCAACGCCCCTGCCTCGAACGTTCCAGCATCCAACGTTCCAGCACCGAACGCTCCTGCCTCGAACGCTCCTGCGCCGAACGTTCCAGCACTGAACGCTCCAGCATCTAACGCTCCTACATCGAATGTTCCTACATCGAACGTTCCAGCATCGAACGTCCCTGCTACAAACCCAACTGCCGCGAATCCTCTTGCCAGCAGCACATCTATAGCAAAGCCTATATCATCAATTGCTCAAACTGGCGGTGGCAGCCAGCAACATGGTCCAGGCCCCGTAATAGCCGGTGCACTATCTGCACTCATTCTTGCCGGTGGTCTCAAGGGATTTTATGATATTATTAGTAAGCAATACGGATAAATTAATTACGTTCCATGCGACGAACAAGTTCAATTTGCTGCGTAGCGTGGTCCACTGCTGCCAGACCTTCCGCAGCTATACGCGACATAGCCACAAAGTCAAGTGCCGCGTCGTGCTTAATTTCGTCCAACAGGCTCTTAAATGTAGAGTCGGTAGCACATGCCCTTTCATAGTCACGCCGAGCCTCAATATAAAGTTCGAGTGCCTTACGTTTTCGTTTCAAATTTTCATTATATAATCGCACAGTGTCATCATAGGACTGAATGGCCAAGGACAGCAAAGACATCTGCACATGGACAAATCAACACCAGAACATCAGTTTTTTCATCATATCTAAACGCCACAAACAAGACTAATTCCAACAATGATGTTGGAAACGCAGGCACAGTTTGAAGAATTATGGAATGGACAATCTGCATTTGCTCGATCTAGCGACAATGGATTTCTAGTGTATTTTACTGCGGCCTGGTGTGGACCTTGTCAAAAGTTAAATTTTAATGAACTAAGCGAAATCGCCAAGAGTCGTGGATTGACGCTGTGGAAATGCGATGAAACGGTCAACAAGTATACCGCTGGGTATTGTGGAGTGCGGTCCTATCCGACATTTGCATTTTTCACACCCAAAAAGGTGGAGGCTATTTACAAGTCCAATCTTACGGAGGAAGTCGCAGATTGGATTAATGGACTTTAACTCATAATTTACTATCATGTTTAAAAGAATTTCTTTCAAATATGATTATACTTATATTTAGACAATTCGTGCAAACAATCGTCCTACTAACCCGCGGAGTTCCAATAACTGAGCTTCTAATGTTTGAAT